AAAGTACAAGAGGCGATGGCGCAACACCTTCGCCAGAAGTACGCGGCACAGCAGCAGCAAAACGGCTCTGGTAATCCGCCCAACGTGTCGCTTCCGCCTTCGCTCTCGTCCGTTCCGTCATCGTCGGGCCGTGGCGTCGAGCTTGGCGACCTGAGCAGCGAAAGCTTGTTCAACTACGCGATCAAATAGTCCCGGCCGCATTACCTGTCCGACACGAAGCACCCGCCCATCGAGGCGGGTTTTTTGTTGCCCGGACGGCTGTGGCCATAGCACAGAAAGGATGTGGCCATGGCCACCAGTACGATCCAGACCAACAATAAGTTGATAAAATTTACCCAGCAGATCAATCGCGAATGGGTCAGGGAAAATATGTTCTCGCCCTATATGGGCGAGGACATCAACAGCATCATCCGCCGGCGCATGGAGCTTAAATCCGGCGGCGAAACAATGAATATCCCACTGGTCCGGCGGCTCGTCGGTGCCGGTGTTTCTACCGGTGCCCTGGTTAACGCAGAAGAAGCTATTGAAGACTACGGCTACCGCATATGGCTAGAATGGGCACGCAACGCCGTCGTGACCACCAAGGCCGAGCAGCAGAAGGACAGTGCCGACACCTTCGGCGAGGCCAAGCCGCTGCTGACTGATTGGCTCATGGAACTGACCCGCGACGAGATCATCAAGGCGCTCATGGCTCTCCCGTCTGAAAGCCAACCGGCGGCTGGTGTTCGCGTCAACGGCATCTTGTATGAGAGTTCGACCGCAACCCAAAAAGGCCAGTGGCAGACTGACAACTCTGACCGCGTGCTGTTCGGTGCGTCTACCGCCAACCGTGTTGCGTCAGCGGTGGCGACCGACCATACGGCGTCGCTGGTTAACGTGGACACCACCGCAGACAAATGCACGGGTGCCAACCTGTCGCTGCTCAAGCGCGTCGCGATGGGTGCCAATCCTCGCATCCGTCCGTATAGGACAAAGGATGGTTATGAATATTACGTTGCCTTTGCCGGGTTGAATACGTTCCGGGATCTAAAAATTGATCTCGCGACCGTGAACAAGGATGCGCGCCCGCGTGAGAATATGGGCACCTACGGCGCACCAAATAACCCGCTATTTCAAGACGGCGATCAGCTCTACGACGGGGTGATCGTTCGCCTCGTTCCAGAGATCAGCGGGTTTGTTACCTCAACATGGACGAACCTGCTCACCGCAGGCGCGGCCTCAGCTCGCGTTGAGCCGGTGTTTCTCTGCGGCCAGCAAGCCGCAGTCATCGCATACGGTCAGATGGCGAAGCCCACATTCAGAAAAGAAGATGACTATGGCTTCATTACCGGCTCTGGAATTGAAGCAGCCTACGGCGTCGGCAAGATGTTTGCCAAAGTGCCAAAGGCAGGCACTGCACTGAAGCAATGGGGCGTCGCCACCGGCTTCTTTGCATCGGCGTCCGACTAACTGTTACCCGGCTTCGCGAAAGGAATAGACCATGCCCTCACTGTTTGACAGCAATCTACCCGTTCGCGATGTCGGGAATACGGGCATCCAAGTCGTCTGCGGCCGGCATACGCTGACCGCAGCCGACACCCCCGCCGCCACCAAGATCGGTCGCATTCCGGCGGGATGCGTCATCACCACGATTTCGTCGCGGGTGGTAACGGCGGTTACCGGTGGAACGCCGGTGCTGGGCGTTGGCACTACCGCCGCCCTGGTCGGCACCAACGGCAACTTAAATGCAGTGCTGGCGGAAGCGGCGGGATCGGAAAACCTCGTTCCCTCCGCGACCGTCGCGATGCCGCTGGCGAGCGATACCGATATCTGGATTGGCACGACAGGTGCGGCGACCGCGGGCGATGTGATTGTGGCGGTGAGTTTCGTCAAACCGGGGTTCTGATCATGGCCAGGATCACTTGGCTAGGCGACGCCGAATGCCTCTGGAACGATGTCACGTTCCCGGTGGGCGTTCCGGTCGAGATCGATGACCCGTACATGCTCGGCAAGGCGCGAAATAGCCCGTTCTTCAAGGTGGAAACGGACGTGAGTTTTTTTGACGATCCGCCCGCGATTATGCCCGAGACATGGACCAACGATCCACCTCTCAAGCGCAAGCGCGGCCGGCCGCCGAAGGTGAGGATCAATGGCGATCAGTAATTACGGCGATCTTAAAGCCGAGGTGTCGGCCTACCTGTTCCACCAGCGGTTCACCGCGCGTTACGACAATCTCACATCCTTGTTTGAAGCGGACGCCAATAGTCGGCTGCGGGTGCTGCCGATGGAGGGAATGGCGTTGCTCACCACGGTCAATGGTGAGGTAGCCCTGCCGGCTGATTATCTGGTTTGGCGCACCGTCAAGCCAACGGCGACGCCTTATATTGATGAACTGGACTACGTTCACCCGGCCTACCTACCGGCGACGCAGCACAACCGCCGCCCGCCGCTGTTCACCATCGAAGGCGATACGTTCAAGGTGCGGCCGATGAATGACAGCGCCGATGCCTATGAATTCCACTACTACCAGAAAATCCCGACACTGCTCGGAAGCGACCTCAACACCAACTGGCTGCTGACTGAATATCCCAACGCCTACCTGTTCGGGCTGATTACGGAGAGTGCCGCGCTCAGTCGCAATCAGGAATTGGCGCAACTCTACAAGGCGCGGCGCGACGAGGTGTTTCAGGAAATTATCAATCGCTATGCGCTCACCACCGGCGCCACCAGCCCCACGGTCAGGACCGCGGAGTATTTCTGATGATCTTCGATCCCGATGGGCACGAACTCGGCGATATTCCGCTGTCGGAGCGGAGCCTCGAGCTTTTGCGCGAGAACGGCTCGCAAGTGGTGATCCTCTATCACACGCCGCGCATGCTGGAGGGCGCCAAGCGCAATGGCTCGTTCACGCTACGCCGGGACGGCGAGCGGCTGATCACTCGCGACGTTGCGGCGTTGCGAGAATACGCTGCCATGCAGGCGCAAATCGGCGCGTTGCGCCGCCGTGTTCTGGGGCCAGACTGATGCTGCCCGACAAACCCATTCCGTTCGGCGAATGGCGGCCGGACGTTGCGCTGCTCGACGTGCAGTTTGCGGCCATTGCCGAGAACGTGTTTCCAGGGCCTAACGCCTATCTGCCATTCCCGGGGCTGGCGCCGATCACTACGACGGCACTACCGGCGCCGGCGCGCGGGCTGACGTTCGCCCGCACTGCCACCGGCTCCTATGTGATCTATGCCGGCACGGCCACTCACCTCTATCGCTGGAACGGCTCGGCTTGGGTGGATGTCTCTCGCACGGTCGGCGGCGCCTATAACATGGCGGATGGCGACCGATGGTCGTTCGCACAGTTCGGAACAAGCCTCTACGCCACCCACATCGGTGATGCGCTGCAGTCGATCAACGTAGATAGCGGGACGAATTTTGCAGCCACTGCCGGCTCGCCCCCGCATGCCACTAGCGTAGCAGTGATCGGTGATTTTCTGGTGCTGTCCGGGTTGGTCGGCAACCGGCGCGTCATTCAGTGGTCGAGCATCAACAACCCGACCGAGTGGATCATCGGGACAAATCTGGGAGACATGCAGGAATTCCCAGATGGCGGCCCAGTGTTTGGCGTCTGCGGCGGCGAGGTCGGGTTTGTCATTCAGGACCGATCGCTTCGTACAATGCAATTCCTGCCCGGAGACACCACCACGATCTTTTCATTCAGCCGGATCGAGCGCGAAAAGGGATGCGCGGGTAAGTATGGGTTCCTGTTCACCCGCGGTATTGTGTTTCTGGTGTCGGAAGACGGCTTCTATGGCATCGGGGCGCCGACCCCGGCGATCGGCGATCATATCGTCAATCAGTGGTATCTCGACCACAGTGATCCGGGGCGGCGCAGCGAGACATTCGCCTTTGCCGATCCGCGCAAGCCGCATGTGATGTGGGCATTCTATTCCAACAGCGCCGCTACCAACTATGATCGGGTGATCATTTTCGATTGGTCGCTCAATAAGTGGACCTACTCGACGCAGGCGGCGCAGGCGTGGAGCACGTTGGCGTCGGCCGAATTCGACCTCGACACCGACGTGCCCGGCGATCCGCTCGATCCGCCGCTTGATAGTGTCGCACCGTCGCTCGACAGCGTCGCCTATATCGGGGGTCGTCCGGTGCCGGCCGGGATCGACATCAACGGCATTCTGTGTTTTCTCGACGGGCCGCCGCTCGCCGCCACGGTGGAAACCGGCGAGGTGCATCTGTCACAGCCGCGGCGCACATTCGTGTCTTCGGCCTATCCGATGGTGGATGCCCTAGCCACGGCAACCCCGGCGCCCGGCCTGCAAGTGACGATCGGCGAACGCGAGCGGCTGCAGGACGGCACCACCTGGGGCAATCCGCAAGGCGTGGAAAGCACGGGATCCGCGGCGGTGTATTCATCCTCGCGGCTGCATCGCTTCCGGGTACAGGTGCCGCACGCAGCAACGTGGACCTACGCCATGGGCGTGGCAGTGGAGGCCCAGCCTGACGGCGAGGGTTACTGACCATGTCGGATCAATGGTGGTATCCGGCACGAGAGCCACCAGAGCGCGTCCCATTCCGCAACAAGTTCGATCAGGCGCGCGATCCGCTTACGGCGCGCAACGCTATCGGCGCCGTGGATGCAAAGTTTGTGGCGGATGCTATTGCTGCTGCTGGCGGCGGTAGTGCTCCTACGACGGCGCAATACGTCACGGCAGCGGCCGACGCCACGCTGACCGCCGAGCGGGTGCTGACCAACACCGCGACGGTGACGTGGGATTTTTCGACGGCGGGGCAGGCAAAGGCAACTGCTGTTGGCGGCGGCAACGTCAGTAACTCCGGCACGCCCACGGCTGGCCAATACGCGAAGTGGGTCACTGCGACTACAATCCAAGGCGTTGAGGCGGGGACTGTGCTCGCAGATACCGGCGTGCAGTTTCCACCACAAGGACGGCTGACATTACAGACGGCCACACCTGTTATGATAACGGCATCATTGGCCGCGACCACCCTTTATTACACGCCCTATGTTGGCAATCAGGTGCCGATCTACAACGGCACAAGCATGGTGATGACAGCATTTGCGGAGTTGAGTGCTGCCACTACTGACACAACGAAAAGCCCTGCCGCTATCGGTGCATCCAAGGTGAACGATTGGTTTGTGTGGAATGATGCCGGGACGGTTCGCGTAGGGCATGGACCGGACTGGACAAGTGACACGGCCCGATCAGCGGGTACGGCATTGGTCAGGGTCAACGGTATTCTGCTCAACAATGTTTCGATCACCAATGGTCCTGCGGCGCAGCGGGGAACATATGTTGGAACGACGCGGAGTAATGCGTCGTCACAACTCGATTTCAGCATATCGAGTGATATGATTTCCTCTAGTCCAACATGTCATCTGTGGAATGCCTATAACAGGGTTTCTGGCAGGCTTAATGGTCTTTTTAGCACTGCGAGCTACGTTTGTGTAGCTGGTGCCATTCAATCGCTCAATGGATCAAGTACTGCTCGTATAAATTATGTTGCGGGTCTGCAAGACGATACCATGCTGGTCAATCTAAGCGGTGTTTACACCGCAACTACAGGTTCTTCCTATAGGCTTGGATTTGGTCTTGATACGGCCTCCGGTTTAACCGGAAGTTCCCTTAGTTCACATTTGACCGGAGCAACTGCTGCTGATGTGGGGGTTAAGTATACCTTGGGACCGCAGTTAGGGGCACATTTCCTCTCTGTGAATGAACAGGCGACGGGTGGAAATATCACAGTAGTAACTGCAGCAAATCTGCTGTTCACCTGTTATATGAGATACTGATATGGACGCGGGAACACTGTATGAAGCCCTCGCCGAGGTCAGCCCTATAACCTCATGTACTGTTGGCAAGGAAGATGACCGCTCGACTTGGACGTGGGTGTCTGGGCCAGGGGCAACACAGCCACAGATCGACGCGGGCAATAACGTCATCGCGACAATTCCGATCAATCCAAAGTCGGGGGTAGCAAGTAGCGAGTTCATCGGGCGGTTTACCAATGCGGAGTACCGAGCCATCCACGCGGAAGTCTATCGGCAGACCGGCGGCAACGCCAAGAATTGGGATGTTGTGGTGTCCGATCCGGTTATCAACTTGAACAAGAAAAAAGTGACTACGCTTCGCACTTCGCTTGTTGCAGATGGTCTAATCTCCGAAACGCGCGCCACAGAAATCTTTAGTTAAGGGATCGCATCATGCCCGGCGAAGATATCTACTCATGGTCAACGACGGCGGCCAATAATGACGATGCCGATACGTCGATCAACTGGCGCGAGGGCATGGCACGTGCGGCAGTCAACGACAGTTCGCGCAGTTCGATGGCGGCGGTGGCCAAATTCCGCGATCTGCTCAAGGGCACCATCGTCACCAGCGGCACCGCCAACGCGCAGACGTTCGCGTCCGGTGTTGGCTATACCGTTGTGCCGACCGGGCTGCGGGCCTTGTTGAAGGTTGGCCCACTGTTGACCAATACCGGCACCACCACATTGAGCATGGACGGGATTGCAGCATCCCCCGTCAAGAACAAAGCGGGTGCGGATCTCATTGGTGGCGAGATTGTCGCCGGGGGTTACATCGAGGTCATCTATGACGGCACCAATTGGATTTTGGCGGCGGATGGCAAGGAAAAGCTGAATACTACAGGCGGCACCATTACTGGAGATTTGGCTGTCACTGGCGAGACAACTTTCATCGGCGCCGGGACCATTCATCAAACAACTCAAGTTCCGACTATTACGGTTCAATCCACAAGCGAACCAAACATCGGCTTCCATCGAACCGGCGTTCTTGCTTGTCAGATTGGGATGAATGCCAGCAATCAGATTGCGATCGGCGGATGGAGTTTCCCAACGAATGCTTGCGTCTTTGATAGCAGCGGCAATGTCAGTGCGCTGGGAACATTCTACGGGTCCGGGGTTTCCATCACCGGCGGCAACATTGCGACGAGTGGCGATTTTTATTCCGAGAACGGCAATTGCTTCCTGCGTGGTTCCGTCCCACAACTTACGTTGTGGGATATCGGAACGGCCGTCATGGGCATACAAAGTGCCAGCGGTAGCATTACATTCGGGCATGCCAATACGACCGGAGCGCTGACTGACAATTTGATGGGAATTGACGGCAATACCGGCCATTTTACCGTTTTCGTCGGCACCGGATTTAAGCCCGGCGGCGGCGCCTGGGATGCTTATTCCGATGCGCGGGCCAAGAATGTCATCGGCAACTACAGCGCCGGCCTAGCCGAGGTGACGCAATTGCAGCCAGTGCGCTATAGCTACAAGGGCAACGACACGCCCTTGGCGCCTATCGCCGGCGAAACGGTGCCATACAAGAGTTCGCCCAATTACAGCGCCGCAACTAGGGCAACAGAATTCGTCGGGCTGGTGGCGCAGGAAACCGAGCAGGTCATGCCGGAAATGGTGACGGCGCACGACGGCTATATCGACGGTGCCGCTGTGAACGACGTACGAACACTGAGCACGACCGCGCTGACCTTTGCGCTGGTGAACTGCATCAAGGAACTGCTGCAACGGATCGAGGCACTAGAAGCGAAGGCGTGATGCGCCTCATTCCGATCCCGATTGATGACACCGCGCTCAAGGACACGGCGCTGCACTGGTTGCCGTTCCTGCCGATGATTGCGCGGCGCACCAAGGAGTCGGTGCAAACCCTGTTCAACCGCATCATGAACAAGGAGGTGCGGCTGGCGCTGGTGTGGGATGACGATACCCAACGCGCAACTGCGCTGGTGGGTATTCGTCTGCACTATCGCGACGCTGATCTGATTGCCGAATGGATCTGGATGGCTGGCACCGGCCGCAAGCAATGGCAACATCTGCTCGGGGAACTTGAGCAACTGCTGCGTGATGCCGGTGTTGTCGAATGCCGGCCATTGTGCCGGCGCGGCTGGCAACGGCTGCTTGAGGCCAACGGCTACAAGCTGACACACATTGAAATGACCAAATCTCTGAGGTGAACCATGGGCAGCAGCAGCCAACAGCCTGTCACGCAGCAAACGCAGCAGACCAAAGACCCGTGGGCCCGCGCGCAGCCAGCATTAGGGACGGCCATCGACACGGCGGCGAATTTGCAGGCCGGCAACGTGGGATATCAACCTTACACCGGGCAAACGCAGGCACCGTTGGACCCAACCTTATCGATGGGGCTAACGGGAATGGCGACCACCGCCTATAATCAAGGTTATGGCGGCACCGTCGGCAATCAGGCGGCGCAGGGTCTTGCCACCAACATGATCCAAAACCAGGGTCTGAGCCCTGAATTAAGATCGCTCTATCAGCAGGCGCAAGGCGATCAAAATCCGTACCTACAGTCGATGCTGGATACCAGCAATCGCCGCATTGGCGACCGCGTCAATTCCAGCATGAGCGGTGCCGGTCGCTATGGCTCCGGTGCTCATACCGACGTGATGTCGCGGGCGCTGGCGGAAAGTGCCGACCCGGTACTGGCGCAGGACTACGCCCGCCGGCAGCAGCAGATGCAGGGAATTGCCGAGGGCGGCCTGCAGCGTGCAGGGCAATGGGCGCAACTGCAGCCCACGCTGGAGGCGGCGCAATACGGGCCCGCGCAACAACTGCTGGCGACGGGGCAGTATAATCAGGACCGCGCGCAGGCGCAGCTCAACGATCAGATCAAACTGTACAACGCCCAGCAAGCCTATCCATGGGAACAGGTTGCGCGGCTCAATGCCGTTGCCGGCGGTGCTGGTGCACTGGGCGGGACATCACTCACCACCAGCCCCATTCAACAGCCATCCACGCTGCAAAAGCTGTTTGGCGGCGCGGCCGCAGGAGCCGGCATTGGCGGCTCGTTCGGCGGGCCGGCGGGTGCGGGCATTGGAGCCCTCGGCGGCGGCCTGCTCGGAATGCTGTGAGGAGATAGACGATGCCAAACAGCCTGATGGATATGTTCCAGCCACGGGATGCAATGGGACAGCCGACCGATTTTGCGGGTGCGCTGGGCGGGCATTACAATTCCCTGATCGGGCTCGGGATGGGGATGATGCAGCCGCGCAGCCTGGCGGTGGGTGCGCCGGTGGGCAGTGCGTGGACTGATGCGCTGCAGGGCTATCAGCAGGGTTCCGCGTTGGACGCCCGGCAAGGCTACATGCAGGCGCAACTCAAGCATCAGAAGGTGCAGGAAGGCCGGCAAGCGGCCATGGACAAGTTCAACCGCGAACAGGCGTTGTTGGATCGTGACTTGAAGGAGCGGCAATTCAACCGCAGCGACCCGGCTAATGCGCCGACTGAATTTACCCGCGCGGCGCGCGATCTCAACCTGATACCCGGCACGCCGGAACACACGCAATTTGCCAAGCAATTCTATTCCTCGAAATCCGAGGGCAATCTTGCGGCGCAGGCCGAGCAGCGGCAGACCATTGCCAAATCCCTGGGAATGGACCCCGCCGATCCAAAAACAAGGAACTGGATTGCAGGCGGCGGCGCACTTAACGAGGAGGGCAAGCCGCTACCGGCTGAAACGGCGGCAGCGATTGCCATGGGTGGCAAGTTTCTTGATGAAGCCCCAGCCATCCGAGCGAAAATCGCAAGCGGAATGGCCACTGATAGCCTCACCGGCAAGGTGATGACTTATTTCAATGCGGGCGAGCAAGGTGAGGTGGCCCGCAAGGTGAAATCAGGGACCGAGGCCCTGCTGCGCGCATTGACCGGCGCCGGCATGGGCATCGCAGAGGCGCAGAAATACGTTGAGCGATATGAAATCCAACCAACTGACAGCGCGAAGGGGGCGCTGTCCAAGTTCGACCAACTGCAGGATGAATTAACCCGAAGGGAGCAGGAGGCTTTTCGCGGTCGCGGCGGCGTTCCTCGCGATCTCATCGACCGCCGGAAGGCCGCGCATGAAGCGATAGGCAAACCGCCGACTGCTGCCGCCACCGAAGCGACCTCTAGCGGGGCACCACCAACTGCGGGCCGTGGCGGATCGGCCCCGCAGCGACCGGCCAACGTGCCGCAGGGTTCCTATTACAGCCCAAGTCGCAACCAGTGGAAATTGCCTGATGGAACGATCGTGGATGCAGCCGGGAGGCCGATCTAATGGCCGACGATTGGTTTGTGCCCGATGCTCCGCAAGGGCCGCCAAAGGCTGGCGCGGACGATTGGACCGTGCCGCGCGAGGCCGAGGATGTCACCGCCGGCATGGCGCTGCGCGGCATTCCGGTTCTTGGGGCCTACATCCCGCAGGCCGAGGCAGCGATCCGCGCCGCGGCGCATCCGTTGACTGGCGTGGGCGAGAAGGGAGCGACCTGGGGAGAACGCTACGCCGCTAATCTCCCCAAGCGACAGGCCGACTATGCCCAAGCCGAAAAAGACAGCCCGATTGCCTCGACGGCGTTGCAGGTTGCCGGCGGGTCGGCGGCACTGGCCCCGCTCGGGGCGACGGCGCTTGGTGCCCGTGTGCTCGGCGGGGCCGGCACGCTCGGACAAAGGGTCGTGGCCGGCGGGCTATCAGGGGCCGGCGTTTCGGCTGCAGATGCCTTGGCGCGGGGGGAAGACCCTACCATGGCGGCCGAGGTCGGCGGTGGACTTGGTGCGGCTCTCCCGATTGTGGGAGGAATAGCCGGCCGCATAGGGCGGAATGCAAGAAGCTATCTAGGTGCCCCCGTGGCCGAGGATTTGAAGCCGGCGGTTGATGCTGGCTACAGCGCATTGCGTGCCGCTGACTTGGAAATCAAGCCGCAGGCCATGCAGAGCGCCATCAACCGGGTCAGGGTTGATGCAGAGGTTCATCCCAATGTGTCGCCCACGGTCAGCGGACTGCTAGACGACGCCGCAAACAAGGGGATTATGTCTCCGCTCACGGGGTTAAGCTCCGGCGTAAAATTCGATGATATTGATGCTCTGCGCCGCAATCTCGGCGCGGTCGCTCGTAATTACAATAACCCCACCGAGCAGAAGGCGGCGCGCGATGCCATGCGCGGCCTCGACGATTATTTCTCTAATATCAATCAGGCTGATCTGCTGAAAGGCGACGCCAAGGCCGTTTCTGCTTTGGCAACGGAAACCCGCGCCAATGCGGCGGCGGAATTTCGCCTGCGGGCAATGGATGCCATCCGCCAGCGTGCTGAGAATGCAGCGGCGGCAGCAAATTCCGGCATGAATGTCGAGAATGCCTATCGGCGGGAACTAAAGAACTTCATCCGCCCCAACAATAAGGGGATTTCCCCGGCTAAAAAAGAAGGCTTCAACAAGCAGGAAATCAATCGCATACGAGTAGCCAGCCGAGGCACATCGTTTCCGAATATGTTGCGGCTGGTCGGTAATGCCTTGGGTGGTGGCCATGGGATCATGGCAGGGGCCGGGCTCGCTACGGCCTACGCGACGGGTGATCCGCGCTACGCCGCGGCGGTCGGTGCCGGCTATGGCGCGCGGCGACTGTCCAACGCCATGATGCGTAACCGCGCCGAAATGCTCTCGCGCATGACGGCGGCGCGCTCGCCGCTGGCAACTCAGATGGGCACCGGCGGGCCTATGGGGCCGACGCTCAATCTGGGTCCGGGTCCGGCACAAGGGGCGGTAATCAGCAGCACGCCATCGTTGATCGATCTGCTTAACCAGCAATAGGCACAGGAGACTGCAATGGTGGAAATGGCCATAGGCGTTCACAGCCGGGAAAATTTGCCATGGAGTTTCTGAGCGGCGGCAACGTATGCCGCATATGCTTCCTCGGCTGTGTCAAACATGCCGAGATTGTATTTAATGTTGTTGTTTTGAATTCGAGCCATCCAGCGTCCTTGATGGCGGTTAACTCCCTTTAGACCGCTAGTATTTGTGCGGCGTCTGGGGGCATTGGCTGCATTCTGCGCATGGGTAGCAAGCCGAAGATTGTTGATCCTGTTGTTAGCAGGATCACCATCGATGTGGTCAATCTCTGGAAGTGGCAATTCGCCATACGCAAACAACCATGCCAGGCGGTGCGCGTAGTACATTTTTCCTTTGATGTTGATGCGAATGTATCCGTGGGGGTGGAGTGTTCCGGCCACGGTGCCAACGATTGGTTTTTTACTGGTGGATTGTTTCCAAGTGAACAAGCCAGTGTTGGGCTCGTACCTGAGCAATGTCTTCAATAGATCGGCATCCATGAAAAGGAGCCTAACATGATTGATATTGCAGTCAACGTTCTTTGGTTTCTAATCGGGTTGATCATCCTTGCCGGCATAATTTGGCTGGCAATCTGGGTGATCGAGCAGTTTGTGACGCCGATCCCCGAGAAGATAAAGCAGGGCATTTGGGTCATTGTCCTACTGCTTGCGCTAATCGCGTTGATCACGGCGCTTGCGGGTGGTGGTTCCATGCGGTTTCCGTCCTGGCGGCACTAGATGGATCAGCAGAGGTTTCTTGGCCTCTTTGTAATGATCTTCACCATCGCCGGCACGATGCTGTTGCTGTCGTTTTTCGAGCGCGAAGCCGCGTCCAAAGTCTCTTACGACTGCGTTGATCCAACCGAGCGGGAGCGGGTACGGCAGCTGGTGTTCGATGGCATTGATCAGGGGTTGGTAAGTTCAATGTCCCATCTGTTCGATGTCTGGACGAAAGACCCGCAGAATTCGCAGCCCCAGCGCGCCCAGGTTGGGACAACCAATGCAGTTAATGCACATGTTCGAGCAAGGAAACTAGCGTTCGCTTGGGACCCGCCCACCTGTCCACCGGAGAAATGACAATGCCGCTGACCATTTTGAATGGCCCGATCATCCAGGCTGGTGACAGCTTGAGCGCCGGCATCGATTGCAGCGCCGGGCCGATCGTCAAGATCACCATGCCGGGCAATTTCGTCGGCGACACCATCACTTTTCAAACGTCGTCCGACGGGATCATGTACAACGACATTTTCCAGCCTGACGGCACCGAGCTTATGTTTCGGGTGATCGCCGGCACCGGCATCATCGGCATGCGGCTGTCCACCGGTTTCGTCAAATTCCGCTCCGGCACGCGCGAGCGTCCGGTGGTGCAGCCGGAATTGCGCGAGTTCGCGGTTGCAATTGATGTAGCCGGGACGGCCCCGGCGGGCACCAATGAATTGCGGGTACGGCTGTTGGGAGGGTTTGCACCGTGAGGGTCGTCATCTCGTCCGGCCATGGCAAGCATATCCGCGGAGCCTCCGGCTATATCGATGAAGTGGACGAGGCCCGCCTGGTGGTCGAGAGCGTGGCCGACGCCTTGCGCGAGAGCGGGGTGGAGGTGACCACCTATCATGACGACGTGAGCGACAGCCAATCGGAAAATCTTGACCGGATTGTTGATTTCCATAATTCTAAGACCCGGGATTTAGATATCTCCGTCCATTTCAATGCCTACCAGACCACCAGCAAGCCCATGGGCTGTGAAGTGCTTTACGTCTCGTCAACCGGGATGGAAATCGCCGACGAGGTGGTCGATCGGATTTGCGATGCCTCTGGGCTTATCAATAGAGGCCCGAAAAAAAGGACGGATCTGGCGTTTCTCAATGGCACCGAGGAACCGGCGATCCTGATCGAGACTTGCTTCGTGGACAGCCGCGCCGACTGCGACATCTACGCCGAGAATTACGACCTGATCTGCAGTGCCATTGCCGACGCGATTTCCGGCGAGGACAGCAACCCGAGCCCCGGGCCCGAGCCCGAGCCACCGAGCGATGTGCTGTTCGCGGCATCTGGAACGTGCTCGACCTTTGGCGGTCCCGACGATACCGGCGTTAGCCCGAGCGAAGGCTTGGCCATGTGGTTTTCGCCAGACGAGTGCCCATGGCTCATGTTGGAGCGCCAGCCAAGCGGCACAACCGGGATGGCGCGGCGGCTTGATCCTTCGGTATTCTATTTGGCGTGCAGATGGGACTACGATGTCACGCCCAAGGAAATGCTGCGAGGTCCGCAAATGGCGATGGTCACCAACGCGGAAACCGGCGTCATGCGGCTGGCCCACGTTGCCGATTGGGGGCCGCATGAGGAGCAGACCGGGCGCGCGGCGGACCTCTCTCCGGGGTTGGCAGACAGCCTTGGCGTCGGAACTGACGACGAGGTAACCGTCACGTATCCCTACCGCCCTGCCACACCCACCAGCTAACCAGCGCCGCTCCCAGCAGCGCCAGCAGCAGCACGCCGATCGCGGTCACCACCACGACCGCATCGCCGGTCATCGCAGCGGCGCCTGACAGCCGGTCAGGACGATCGCCAGCAGCGTCCCGGCTGCCACCATGAACAGCAGCCAGCCGAGGGCAGGCGCCCAGCGCGGGATCATGGCTGTGCCCGTTCGAACATGGACGGGAACATGGACAGGATTGGTAAAAATCGAAATAATCCCGTGATTTCAAGGGAGAGTATTTTCAACTCAGTGGGCCACAGTGGCGTTTCTGCAAGTGTCATGCCGTCTCACGCTGTGTCAATTTTCATCAACGGTTTCAGACCGTTGATGTCGCAGAAGACCGTCTTATCCTTGTCCTGTCTATCGCGTTCCAGCGCGCGCAGAAACATGGACAAGAACATGGACGGGCTTTCGTAGCAGTAACTCCACATCCCCCCGTTTGATCAATGAGACTGTCCCCAGCTTGTGAATGGTGAGGTTGCCTGTCTTTACCCGCCGGTAGAGCGTCGAGCGACTGATGCCCAGCATGGCGCAGACCTCGGGGACGCGGTAGGCGAGACGGTCGGTCATGTTGGCCTCAATTCAAGCGCCGCCCCATTCAAAGTGGAGCAATGGACGGGGCGGCGCCTTCCGCCGGTCGGTTGAGGTGTGTACCGCCGGCGAAACTCATGGTCATGGCTGTGGCTCCAGTGCGCGGGCGGCCATCTGTACGGCATTCCATTCGCCATCCAGCATCGCTTGCAACGCTGTTCGCAGACGGTCGTTTATTTCGTCCAAGGTGAAAACTGCAAATCGCAAATTCTCGATCGTGTCGGCGGCCTCCTGCAGTATTTCGGGAGGAGGCAATCCTTTGGCGCGCAGCCGCTCGACAATGTCGCTCATGGCTTTGGCTCCTACCAATCGCTCGGCGTAAACAGAGTGGGCGGAAGAACGTCACGCAGTAGGAATAACGTGACTGGGAATGCGACGAAGCCGCCAACAAAACCAAGGCCGATCCAGAGAACGGTCATGGCTTTGGCTCCAGGACGCGGCGGGCGATCTCAGCATCCTCTCTGCGCCACGCCAACCGCAGATCATCACTCAGCGTCTTAACCTGCGCCCGCAGCCGCTCGATTATTACATCCTTGTCCAGAGCGATCTTTATGCAACTCTCGCGCAGCCGCGCGATTTCTTCGGCGGCCTCCTGCAACAAATCCTTGGTGCCATTGTTTGGCAACTCTCCGCGCAGATGTTGGACGATGTCGGTCATGGCTTTAGCTTTCTCGCAATGTCCGAAGCATTGCCTCGGCCGCGGCACGCCAATCTTCGGGGGTGTGACAGGTGCGCTCCAATTCAGGCATGATCTCGCTAAAGCCCTTGCGCATAATCGCGATACCTTGCGGGCAATAATCCCGCATGCAGACCGTATCGGCTGGCGAACGGCACTTGGCGCATTTAATCATCGTGACCTCCATGTGCGGATGCTGCCGCTCTTAGTCAGGCCGGCTTCACGCATCAGGACGCGATTGGACTTGGCAATGGTCGGGATGTCTTCCTCCCCGGTCTTGCGGGTGTGGCATTCGATGCAGAGCACCTGACAGTTTTCCAACGACGCATCATGCGAGAACACGACCGGATTGATGTGGTCGTAATGTTTGAATTTGCCGGCAAATAGCGTGCTGCAACTCTCGCAACGGCCCTTGCAGCGGCGCCAGGCCGCGAGCTTCGTAGCCTTGGTGAATTCAACTCGCGGCATCGGCCAGATATTCCTCTTTGAACACGATGCCGTTCTGGGCGCCCCATGCGCTGACAAATTCGATCAACTCGGACATTTCTGCTTTGGACAGGTCGCTCGATCGCCATCCCAGCGGGAAGAATGTTTCGCCGTCAAGTGATGGCACGAAGACCGTTTCCCGGCCCATGGCGTGCATGAAGATCGCCTTCCATTGATCGGCGGTGTAGCGCCGGCCGCAATGACTTTTCTGGGTGGCGATCTCGGTCAGCATCGCCCACATTTTATCGTTCTGCGGCAGGGTACGGCGAGCGCCCTTGAACTCGACGCGAGTGCCCTCTGGCACGCGCTCCATCAGCCGCATGGCGCGGGCGCGGCTGGTGGGGCCGACGATGCGCAGGACGGCGCGGCTCATTATGCTGCCTCCTGCATGTAGCGCTTGCGGAGCAAATCAACGGTCGCATCCAGATCGATGAGGAACTGCTCCACCTCGATATCGAGTTTGGCGATGGCCTTGTCGTCTCGCTCTATATGTTGAATGTGCATCTGCATGGACGGTGGGAGCCGTTTGTCGAACGACACAAAATCGCACCATAGCCGACCGGTGCAGGCCATCTGGAATTGCATTTGGTCGATGTAGGCCGGATCAATCTTGGCGCCGAGCAGAGTTTCAATGTGGGTGGCGCTGTTGGGGCATTTGATCTCCACCAAGCCATTGGTCCGCAGTAATCCATCGGGCGAACAACCGGCCATTTCGATTGTGGGGTGAGGTATGAAACCCACTTCTTCGATTTCAACTCCCATGGTCAACGCATAGGCAAATCGGGCCTCTGGTTCGCACTCGATGCCATAGGCCATGGCGGCGGATTGATACGACGGTGCGGGCTGGCCGGTCAGCCGCTCGCAGACGAGTTCGGCGAGGTAGTTCTTGCGGCCTGACGTGTAGCCTCCAGAGCGGGTGACGGCCACGATGTCGTGGACGCGACTTGCCGTCACCCGCCCCACTCTCGCGAGGCGCCATTCCTCTGAGCCTTGTTTAGTATCGGCTGATGACATGGCAATCTTCCCGCGGAGGATCAAAGTAGTTGCGTCGTTTGTCGTGTTCCCCATGGACCCAGCGCCAAACTGTATGTTTGCTGACGTTGAAATGCGCTGCCGCTTCCTCTGCGGTTTCAAAGGATCGTCCTTTGATGTTCCATTGATACACGTCAGGCCGGTTGCGCTGCTGTTGCTGCGCCGTTGCCCAGCGGACGTTTCCGGGTTCATATCCTCGCCGGTTGTCAATCCGATCCAATGACGTGCCATCGGGTCGCGGCCCGATATGGGCATAAAAAGCCTCGAATGAGGCGATCCATTCTTTGCAGATCGTCACGCCACGGGCACCATATCCGGGGTAGTCTTTATCTGTTGCCTTGAGGCAACGCCTTTTCATTTTCGTCCACGAATTATATTCCGGCGTGTATCGCATGCCGTGTTTCAGATTGGGTTTGGCCCATTCACTGCCCTGCTGCATTGTCCACCTTCTTAGGCAATTTGTTCTTTACGTAGTCCAACACCTTTTCGAACCGCTCCGGTGGCAGATCACGCACCGCGCTGAGTTGCGAAAAACCATAGAACCATTCAATGGATTTGCCGGCGGCCCTGATCGCTTGCGTCAGTTCCTCGGCCTGCTCGAAGGAAAGCGTGGCGGGCACCACGTCATCATCCTTCCTGCCGGCAGCATTGCCGTCGTCATCCTCCCCGCCCACGGCAATATTGAAGATCATCAGCAGCAGATATCGACGGCCATAGCTCACCGCCGAGCCGGTGGCATGCGTGCGTGTCATGACATCGCGGCCCTGTGCACCCTTGCCATCGGCCGGCATATCGATGTGGTAGGTGCGCTTGTAGCCGCTTTCATGCGAGAGAAACGCCAATACCTTGATCCATGCCTCGCCGCGTTGACTGTCTGCGGTATCAAACTCCACCACGATGCCGTGCTTGCTGTAGATTGGTCGGACGGCCTGGATCACTTGCGGGAGCGTGGCGTAGCGCGACTTGGTCTGTGGGTTGCTGGCGTCGCGGGCGACTGGTTCCAGCTCCTGCTCCACCAGACTGCGCACGCGGATATATTCGCGCTCGGCCAAGTCAAATTCGATCTCGCGCTGCAGGTTATAGATCTCGCGCGCACGCTCGATCGGCAGCGAGACATCACGCAACGCGCGTTCGAAGATGTGTAGGATCGATGGCTGCGCGGGCGCTGGCTGATTGTCATACATAGCAGCGCGCTTGGCGCCCGGCGGCATCACCGAAAGATCGGTCGGCAGATGTTCCGGCTTTAATGGAAATTTGTCAGGTAGGATCATATCAGCACCACACACAGCATAAAGATTGAGGCCATGACCAATGACAGGGCCACGATGGCGAGGGCGTCGGAGGCGTAGGCGGTCATGGGTAATCCTCGGCGAGCATCTTGTTGGTGTGCCGGATGGTTGCTTCGTGATCTGCGCGCTCGGCTTGCCAGCGTTCACGCCATTCATCACGCTCGGCAGTCAGAAATTCGATTACTTCTCGCAGGCGCCTGATTTCCGCGAGCATCTTCCGGCGGATTGCGATCTGGTGTTCATCTTCGGTCATCAGTAGCCCCCCGCCTGTTCGTTGAAGCCGTCGCTGTCCCCATCCCACTCGGTTGTGCATTCCTTGCACTCCCAGGTTTTGTGACCGAGGGGAGTGCTGATCAGGTTGAGGGGCTTTTGCTCACCGCAGCAGTCGCACTCGCCAATGCGCTCGCGATCCAACGGCATGCCCTCGGCGATCTGCAACCGAAGTTGCAGGCGGCGGAAGTGCTGTTTCGGGGTCATCGGACAACCCTCAAGCCCTTGGAGCACGGGACGCAGCAGCAGCGGGTTTTGGTGACCATTGAGGCTTGGTGCCAAACACTGGCAACGCCTTCCAACCGTTCCGCCTCGACGCAGGCTAAGGCGGTGTTGATTATCTGTTCGTCGGAAAGGCCGCGGGTATAGCTGCGGGTAAGATCGGCCCACCGTTGGATTGGTGTGCGGATGCGCTGGGCGTGCTGTTCGGGCATTGCCGTTCTCCATTGCTCCAATGCAATGAAGCATACAACACGGCGTTGGGTTGTCAAGCGGCAATGTAACCGGCTGTTGAAAATAATTGCACGCAATTGTCCCCAACGGCTCGTAACATTTTGTGACAAGGATGCGACGGCGCCACGGGTTAGCGTGGGCCGCCCATATCCACAGCGCAAAAAGGGGAAAGTCGATGGGACAGGCGATGCGACCAGAAGACTATGACGCGCCGACGGCCGCCGACGATGTCAATCTGGCCATGCAGTTAGTGTTGCAACTGCCTCACAGCGCGCGCAGATCACACGCCGTTATTTCCGCGATGCGCCGCCTCGTCGAGTGGAAGTACGACGAGCAGGC